CATTCCTATCAATTTGGAGGAATTACGCTCTTATAATAAAGAAGCTATGGAGTTAAAAGAAAAGATTAATAAATCAATGTTTAATCTTAGTGTCTTAGAAGAAAAAGGACGTGATATTTTAGATAAAATGACACAACAAAATGTCGAAGCAGCAAAATATCTAGAAATGTGTGAGCAGGCTATTAGAGCATCGACATCTAAAGGTTTAGCCGGTGCTTTTGAAATCAAGGCTAATAAATTAAATAATAGTATCCAACTATGGGTTTTGGGATTGGCAAGTGCACTGGCGACGGGGGGGTACGTGGGTTTTGAAAGGCTCAAGGTTTTATCTGATGTGCTAAACAATGCAAATCCAAATGCAGTAGTTATTGTTACTCAGTTACTTCTTTCAGTGTTCAGTATAGGAGCTCCGTTATGGTTTGCATGGCTCTCTACAAAACAAATAAATCAAAGATTTAAATTGGCAGAGGATTATGCTTTTAAGGCTTCAGTAGCGAAGGCTTACGAAGGCTATCGAAATGAAGCAAGTAAGGTATCTAATGGAGAATTTGAAAGGCGTTTATTTGATTCGGCATTGAGTCGTCTCGAAGAAGCACCTTTGCGCTTTGTGAAGGATGATGACCATGCAACCCCTTGGAATGAGTTGTTAAATTCAAAAGCATTCAATAAGTTCCTTGACGCTTCTGTTGAAAATGTGAATTTTGTTAAAGGGATTATTAGCAAGAAAACAGGTGGGGCGAGAATGGCTAGTAATGATTCAGCTATTATTCCAGAAAAAAAAGTTGAATGACAGAAGGATAATAATTAAGGGATGTCAGTCAACATGGTAATTTCTTGGTGTTGATTGTTTTATTTATCAAAAACATTTTAAGTTAGTCTGATCTTCGCGTTCGGTAGGATCAGACTACTAAATTAACGATATGATTTCATTGATTACGAATGGTTAATTAAGTTGTAGGGATAGTAATCGAAAGATTACTATCTTCAATACCTAGTTTATAAGGCTCAAACATAATTACTTTTTCTCCAAGCCACTCGTTAAGCTCTGTCATTCGTTTTTGTAGCGGGGTCAACTCATTGCGCACAAAGACTTTACTAGCTTTACCTGCATCTCCAAAACCGCCGATGTTCTGGGGAATTATCCCCATCATTTGCGGCGGTACGCGGTGTGCCGCCATCATGTCATCCCGACTCACGTTTTTGATGTTCAAAAACTCATCCTTCGCCGCCACCTCTGACAACGGGATGATCTGAAGCCCGTCCTTTTTGCCGTTAGGCGAGTACATAAACAGGTTGCGGAAGTTGCCAGGGCCTTTGGCGCTTTTCATCGCATTGCGGAGGTTGTTCACATCCTCCTGGTTCTGCGCGGCATCGGTCATGTACATGATGAAGCCTGCATGACTGCCGTTAATGTAATACTTCCGGCGGAACAGCGTGGCGGACTCGTTGAGCAGGGCTGACGGAATGGCAGAAAGATAACCGGGCAGGCCGTAGATCTCCTGGTTGATGTCCGGTTCCATCAGATGAAAGATGCTGCCTTTCGTGAACTGATATGGCTGCGTGGTCATACCGTATTGCACAAACCAGTAGGTATCCAGGTCTAACCCGCGTCGGGTGTATTTTGCCAGGGCAGGTTCAAGGGCGATAACTTCACCGAAGCGGTTCGTGCGTTTCTCCAGGTAGGCGTTACCAAATACCAGATAGTCCTGCACAAAACGTGAAAAAGCCTGCTGGCTGAGCAGCGGGTGAGGGATGTAGGTACTGGTCAGAATGTTGCATTTTACTGCAATCGGGGAGCTGTGATGCACGGCAGCGCGGAAGGTGCGTGCCAGTCCGTCAAAACTGACGGGTGGCTCATACCAGCGATCCGTCTGTACGCATTCCACATAGTCCAGCAGTTCGCGGCGGTCCAGTACAGGAATGGGATCACCAAAGCTGAAAGCTTCGGCTGAAGTTTGATTTTTATGCTGGCTCTGTTTCGTCGCCGCAGCGCGGTTTTTCTTACTCTTTCCCATCAAAAAATCTCCACAATATTGCTGGTATTGGCGGACTCGCCCTGCAGCGGTTCGTTAAACAGTGCGTGCATTGTTGCCCAGGCCAGATCGGCGTGGCTGGCTTCTTCGCTGCGGCTGGCTTCATAGGTCGGGCGGTTGCCGCTGGCGGTGGTGGCGCGACGGATAGCCATGAATGACTGCGCAATGTCGGTGTGCCCGGCGTCAAACTCCAGACGGCGGTGGCTGATAATGTCGTAGGCCTTGAGTACCAGGGCGTTTTTAACGTTGGGGTTGTAGACAAACTCCCGGACGGCAGGAAAAAACGCTTTCACGTTCTCGTAAACCCCGTGACCAACGCCGGTTGAGTCGATACCGATATAGGTCACGTTGTACTGTTCGGTCAGTTTTTTGATGGCGTCAGCCTGGGCGCGGAAGTCCATCCCGCGCCACTGGTGACGCTCAAGAATGCGGAACTTACCACCCGGCACGGCTGGCGGTGCCACCACCACGCATCCGGCGCTGTCGCCGTTTTGCGTGCCTTTTGCCGGGTCATAACCGATCCACACTTCGCGCCAGCCAAACGGGCGCAGCGCCAGTGCATGAAAGTCGGTCCAGACTTCCCAACTGTCCACCATGCACGCCTGCAGCTCGCTGAGCGGAAACACGGACGCGAGATCGTCCACAAACTCGCACATCAGCAGGTTCTGGTATTCGTCCGGGCTGTACTCCATGCGTAGCTGGTCGAGGTCGAACAGGTTACAGCCGCCGCGCACCGCATCTTCCACGGTGACTATCTGGCGGTATTGCCCGTCTGCGCACAGCAGGCCGGGGGCCAGATTGCTGTGGGACAGGTCGATGTCCACCTTATCGGCTTTGTTGCGCCCACGGTTGAACAGCGCACCGGACCAGAACGGATAAGCACTGTGTGTCAGACTGGATGGCGTGGAAAAATAGGTTTGTCGCCATTTTTTGTGAATAGCCATACCGGAAGCCACTTTGCGCAGCTCCTGGAATTTTGGTATCCAGAAATATTCATCCAGATACAGGTTGCCGTGATAACTCTGGGCCGTGCGGGCATTGGTGCCGAGGAAATACAGTGTGGCCCCGTTGGGAAGCACCATCGGATCGCCTTTCAGCTCCACCTCTACTTCTTTGGCAAAGTCGATGATGTACTGTTTGAATACGTGGGCCTGTGCCTTACTGGCAGAAAGGAAAATCTGGTTACGTCCGGTCAGCAGGGCGTCAATCAGGGCTTCACGGGCAAAATAGAAGGTCGCGCCGATCTGGCGTGACTTCAGCAGGTTGCGGATGCGGTTGGTTTTTCCGGCTTCCCACCAGTGGCGCTGGTAGTTGAACATGGAGGAATGGAAGATTTCTTCCAGCTTCTCAATCTGTTCATCGGTGAAAACATTCTTTTCCGGCTGACGGCGTGGGCCTTTGTTGCGGTTGGCGACGTTAGGGTTTAAGTCGGCTTCGTTGCCACCATTGTTAAACTTGCCGATCCGCGCGTGGCGTTCCGACTGGCGCGCCAGCAGGTCAATCTCTTTGAAATCTTTCCCTTCTTTGTGCTCCTTCATAATGAGCTGGCAATAGCGTGCGGCGGTGGTGAGCTGCATCTGATCCAGCGGCCCATAATCACCCCACTTGTCGCGTTTTTTCCAGCTGTGAACAGTTGCAACTTTCTCGCCCAGCATTTCAGCAATGCGGGCTACGCGGTATCCCTGAAAGTACAGCAGCATGGCCTGCCGACGGGGATCGAGATCTGCGGGTGTCAGTGTGGTGTTCATGGCACAAACCTACAGCCTTGAATGAAGGCTTTCCCCGCCTGCGGTTTGTGTGGTTGTCGGTACAAATACCGCGCATTGTTTCACTGCCCCCATCACCGCAACCATAAGGCTCCAGTAAGTTTTTTCTAACGGAGCACGGCTCATGACAGTGAAAGCAAAGCGTTTTCGCATCGGGGTGGAAGGTGCCACTACCGACGGACGCGAAATCCAGCGTGAATGGTTGGAACAGATGGCAGCCAGCTACAACCCGGCGGTGTATACCGCGCTGATTAACCTTGAGCACATCAAGTCTTATCTGCCGGACAGCACCTTTAACCGCTACGGCAAGGTGACGGCGCTGTTTGCTGAAGAAATCACGGAAGGTCCGCTGGCAGGCAAGATGGCGCTGTATGCCGACGTTGAGCCAACGGAGTCCCTGGTGGAACTGGTGAAAAAAGGCCAGAAATTATTCACCTCTATGGAAGTCAGCCCGAAGTTCGCTGATACGGGCAAAGCCTACCTGGTTGGCCTGGCTGCCACTGATGATCCTGCCAGTCTGGGTACGGAAATGCTGACATTCAGCGCCAGTGCAGCCCATAACCCGCTGGCAAACCGCAAGCAGAATCCCGCCAATCTTTTTACCGCTGCAGAGGAAACGGTGATCGAACTGGAAGAAGTCCAGGATGACAAACCGTCCCTGTTTGCCCGCGTCACGGCGTTGTTTACCAAAAAAGAGCAGTCCGATGACGCCCGGTTCGCTGATGTGCATAAGGCCGTGGAGCTGGTCGCCACTGAGCAGCAGAACCTGAGCGCACGCACCGAAAAATCCCTGTCTGAGCAGGAAGAACGCCTGTCTGAACTGGAGACTGCTCTGCAGGAGCAGCAAACCGCCTTTAACGAACTGGTGAATAAGTTGAGTCATGAAGACAGCCGCCAGGACTACCGCCAGCGTGCAACAGGCGGTAACGCCCCCGCTGACACTCTGACCAATTGCTGATGGAGCACAAAACCTGATGAAGAAGAATACCCGCTTTGCTTTTAACGCTTACCTGCAGCAGCTGGCGCGTCTGAACGGTGTGGCAGTTGAAGAACTGTCCAGCAAGTTCACCGTGGAGCCGTCTGTACAGCAGACGCTGGAAGACCAGATCCAGCAGTCTGCCGCTTTCCTGACGCTGATTAACGTCACGCCAGTGACTGAGCAGTCCGGTCAGCTGCTGGGGTTGGGTGTTGGTAGCACCATTGCCGGAACCACTGACACCACCGCGAAAGAGCGTGAACCTGTCGATCCTACGCTGATGGTCGATGTGGAATACAAATGCGAGCAGACCAACTTTGACACGGTACTGACCTACGCGAAGCTGGACCTGTGGGCGAAGTTTCAGGATTTCCAGGTGCGTATCCGTGACGCCATCGTGAAACGTCAGGCACTGGACCGCATCATGATCGGCTTTAACGGCGTGAAGCGTGCGAAAACCTCCAACCGTAGCGAAAACCCGCTGCTGCAGGATGTGAACAAAGGCTGGCTGCAGAAAATCCGTGAGGATGCACCGGATCATGTCATGGGCAGCACCACCACGGGCGGTGAAACCACACCGGGCGCGGTGAAAGTCGGGAAAGGTGGCGAATATGCCAACCTGGACGCCGTGGTGATGGATGCCGTCAATGAGCTTATCGACGTGGTCTACCAGGACGATGACGATCTGGTGGTGATTTGCGGCCGTGAACTGCTGTCTGACAAGTATTTCCCGCTGGTCAACAAAGAGCAGGAAAACAGTGAAAAACTGGCTGCCGATATGATCATCAGTCAGAAGCGCATGGGGGGCCTGCAGGCCGTGCGTGCGCCGTTTTTCCCGCCGAATGCGCTGCTGATCACCCGTCTGGACAACCTGTCCATCTACTGGCAGGAAGACACCCGCCGCCGTTCAGTTATCGACAACCCGAAACGTGACCGGATTGAAAACTTTGAATCCGTTAACGAAGCCTATGTGGTTGAGGACTACCGCTGCGCAGCACTGGTGGAAAACATCCAGATTGGCGACTTCAGCGCCGTCGCAGTAGAAACCGGAGCGTAATCCATGAGCCTGAGTCCCGCACGGCAGCATCGCCTGCGCGTTCAGGCTGAACAGGCCGCCCGCGAGGGCGGCAGCGTTCGCCACGCGTCGGGCTATGACCTGATGCTGCTGCAACTGGCGGAAGACCGCCGCCGTCTCAAGGGCGTTCAGTCCACGGTCAAAAAAGCGGAAATCAAGGTGGAGCTGCTGCCGAAGTACGCCGCCTGGGCTGAGGGTGTACTGGCTGCCGGAGGCGCTCAACAGGATGACGTGCTGATGTACGTGATGCTGTGGCGCATTGATGCCGGAGATTATGCCGGGGCGCTGGAGATCGGGCGTCATGCCCTGCGTCATGGCTGGGTGATGCCGCTGGGTAACCGCAACGTGCAGACCGTGCTGGCAGAGGAAATGGCAGACGCTGCGCAGAGCGCAATGCTTGCCACTACCGGCTTTGATGCCGATCTGTTGCTGCAGACGCTGGAGCTGACAGACGGTCTGGATATGCCGGACCAGTCACGGGCGCGTCTGCATAAAGCGATTGGCACTGTCCTGAGTGAAAGTAATCCGGCTTCCGCCCTTAATCATCTCAACCATGCGTTACAGCTCGATCCCCGCTGTGGCGTGAAAAAAGACAAACAGCAGCTGGAGCGCAGATTGCGCAATGACAGTCGCTGACAGAACGTGCCCCCGCGCACGGGCGGCACGGGGTGGCGAAAGGCACCGCCACATCAAAACCTCGTCCACCGCCCTCTATTTCAGGAGAAAGCAGCATGAAGTTTGTTGCGCCAGAACAGGCACCGGAACAGGCGGAAATCATCAGAAATACGCCGTTCTGGCCTGATGTGGACCTGTCGGAGTTTCGCAGCGTGATGCGCACTGACGGCACGGTGACGCAGCCGCGTTTAAAGCAGGTTGCCCTGTCGGCAATTTCGGAGGTCAACGCAGAGCTGTATGAGTTTCGCAGACGCCAGCAGATGCTGGGGTATGCCTCGCTGGCAGAAGTTCCGGCGGAACAGCTGGACGGCAAAAGTGAGCGCATTCAGCACTATTTCAACGCGGTTTACTGCTGGGCACGCGCCATGCTCAATGAGCGTTATCAGGACTATGACGCCACAGCGTCTGGTGTGAAGCGAGGCGAGGAACTGGCGGAAGCAAGCGGTGATTTGTGGCGTGACGCCCGCTGGGCCATCAGCCGGGTGCAGGATGCGCCGCACTGCACAGTGGAGCTTATCTGATGAAAGTGCGTGCGTATCAGTATGACACGGTGGACGCGCTTTGCTGGCGTCATTACGGGCGCACGCAGGGTGTCACGGAGCAGGTACTGAAGGCAAATCCGGGGCTTGCCGAATACGGCCCCTTTTTACCTCACGGGCTGCAGGTGGAGCTGCCGGACATACCGACAACCACCACCGTGCAGACCGTCCAGCTATGGGACTGAATTATGACGCTTGAGCGAATCAGCGCCTTTATCACGTACTGCATCGCCGTTGTCCTGGCCTGGCTGGGCGATTTGTCCATCAAGGATGCCTCAACGCTGGGCGGCCTGATGATTGGTGTGCTGATGCTGGCTATCAACTGGTACTACAAACACAAAGCCTACCAGCTTCTGCGCGACGGGCAGATCTCGCGGGAGGACTATGAATCCATCAATCGTTAAACGCTGCCTTGTCGGGACCGTGCTGGCTATTGCTGCCACGCTGCCGGGTTTTCAGCAGCTTCACACCTCCGTGGAGGGGCTGAAACTGATTGCCGATTACGAAGGCTGTCGTCTGCAGCCGTATCAGTGCAGCGCGGGTGTATGGACTGACGGCATTGGTAATACATCTGGCGTCATTCCCGGCAAAACCATTACGGAACGACAGGCAGCAGAAGGGCTTATCTCCAACGTGCTGCGTGTGGAGCGGTCACTGGAAAGGTGTGTGAAGCAACAGCCACCGCAGAAAGTGTATGACGCGGTGGTGTCATTTGCCTTCAACGTGGGGACAGGTAATGCCTGCAGCTCCACGCTGGTGAAATTACTCAATCAGCGGCGCTGGGCGGATGCGTGCCGACAGTTGCCGCGCTGGGTTTATGTGAAAGGTGTGTTTAATCAGGGGCTGGATAACCGCCGTGCGCGGGAGATGGCCTGGTGCTTACAGGGAGCAAACTGAAATGAAAAAGAAATTAATCAGCGGGCTGTTTCTGATGTTATGGATGGCGCTGTTAATCGAAGCAATGGTGTATCCGCAGGGGATTTTTCCGGTACTGGCAGCGTCCGGCGTTTGGGTAGCCTGTTTGCTGACATGGGCGGTAATTCCGGTAGCACTGGCTGCGTTAATTAAGAATGGCCCGCTCTGGCAGGAGTTGAGGGCATCTTTGCTGAAGACAATTACCCGAAAAGAAAACGTATTTATCAGCTGGATGATGCGATTGCTGATTGTCGTCAGTCTCGCCTGGACGGGGTGGGCTATTACCCTGGTCTTTTATCTACTGACCGTTATTGCCTTCTGGATCACCCGTAATCAGATGGCTCAACAGGTAGCAGCATGAACCGGTTGCTGCTGGTTGTGCTGGCGTTATTACTGGCGGCGCTGGGCTGGCAGACGTGGCGGCTGGCTGATGCCAGCCAGACCATCAGCACGCAGGCAGACGAGCTGCAGAGCAAAAGCCAGGCACTGGCAAAGAGCAACAGCCAGCTTATCAGCCTGTCCATTCTGACTGAAACCAATAACCGGGAGCAGGCGCGGCTCTATGCCGAAGCAGAACAGACCAGCGCGCTGCTGAGACAACGACAACACCGGATCGAGGAACTGAAACGTGAGAACGAGGATTTACGTCGCTGGGCTGATACTCCTTTGCCTGCTGACATTATCCGGCTGCGGGAACGTCCGGCACTCACCGGAGGTACGGCTTACCGTCAGTGGTTGTCCGCGAGTGACGCCGTGTCGGCTGGATCAGGCAACGCCGCGCACTAATGGTGATCTGAACGCGTTGCTGGATGAAACGGAGGCTGCCTGGGCGGTCTGTGCAGACAAAGTGGACATGATTATTGCGTGTCAGGAGCGAAACAGTGAACAAACCACAATCCCTGCGCCACGCCCTCAATAAAGCGGTGCCTTATGTCCGCAATAACCCGGACAAACTGCATCTGTTTGTGGATAACGGTTCGCTGGTTGCCACGGGGGCCAGCTCCATGTCGTGGGAGTACCGTTACACCCTGAACGCGGTGATTGAGGATTTCAGCGGCGACCAGAATCTGCTGATGGCCCCGGTTTTGCTGTGGCTGAGGGATAACCAGCCCGATGCCATCAATAACCCGGCGTTACGGGAAAAACTATTCACCTTTGAGGTGGATATTCTGCGCAACGATGTCTGTGATATCAGCCTGAACCTGCAACTGACGGAGCGTGTGCTGGTCAGCACTGACGGCAGTGTGTCGAGCGTTGAAGCTGTAGCGGAACCTGATGAACCTGAAGAAATGTGGACGGTGAAACGTGGCTGAACTGCAGAAAGTGGACGACTGGCTGAGTGCCTTGCTGGCGAATCTGGAACCAGCCGCAAGAAGCCGCATGATGCGCCAGCTGGCGCAGGAACTGCGCCGGACACAGCAGCAGAATATCAGAATGCAGCGCAATCCAGATGGCAGCAGTTATGAACCTCGACGGGTAACAGCACGCAGTAAAAAGGGGCGCATCAAACGTCAGATGTTTGCAAAGCTGCGCACCACAAAATACCTGAAAACTGCCGCCAGCGCCGACTCTGCCAGCGTACAGTTTGAAGGCAAAGTGCAGCGTATTGCCCGTGTTCACCATTACGGCCTGCGTGATCGCGTCAGTCGCAAAGGACCGGAGGTCCGTTACGCAGAGCGCCGCCTGCTGGGTGTAAATGATGATGTTGAGGCAATGACCCGCGACATGATTCTGCAATGGCTGGCGGGGTGATCTTTGTATCAGCACTGATACAAGTTGCAGCACTGCCGCCTTTCTTCCCCTGATGGCAACCTTTCCCTATGAACGCACAATTAACCGAAATCATGCGCCTTATCACCAACCTGATTCGCACAGGGGTAGTCACCGAAGTGGACAGGGAAAACTGGCTTTGCCGGGTGAAAACGGGCGAGCTTGAAACCAACTGGATTAGCTGGCTGACGCTGCGTGCCGGGAATGCCCGCACATGGTGGCGACCATCGGAAGGTGAGCAGGTGGTGCTGCTGAGTCTGGGCGGCAATCTGGAAACCGCCTTTGCGCTGCCCGCTGTCTATTCGAATCAGTTCGCACCACCGTCGACGTCGGCGGACGCCTGCGTGACAGAACATCCTGACGGTGGCTGGTTTGAATACGAACCCGCCACCGGGCGCTGGTATGTCAGGGGCATCAAATCAATGGTCATTGAGGCCGCTGACAACATCACCATGAAAACCAGTGAGTTTGTACTGGAGGCTGACCGCACGCGCATTAACAGCGAAGTGGTGATCAATGGTGGCGTTACCCAGGGCGGCGGAGCGATGAGTTCTAACGGGATCGTGGTTGATGCGCATCAGCATACTGGCGTCCTGAAAGGCGGCGATACAACCGGAGGCCCGGTATGACGCTTTATAGCGGGATGAACAATACCAGCGGTAAAGCCATTACTGATATTGACCATCTGCGTCAGTCGGTGCGGGACATTCTACTGACACCGCAGGGTAGCCGCATTGCCCGTCGTGAATATGGTTCCCTGCTGTCGACACTGATAGACCAGCCACAAAATCCGGCATTACGCCTGCAGGTCATGTCGGCAGTGTATGTGGCGCTGAGTCGCTGGGAGCCACGGCTGACGCTGGATTCCATCACCATTAAAAGCAATTTTGACGGTTCAATGGTGGTGGGGCTGACCGGGCGGCGTAATAACGGTGTGCCTGTTTCCCTTTCCGTATCAACAGGAGCAGAGAATGGCAGTGATTGACCTTTCGCAGTTGCCTGCGCCGCAGATTGTGGATGTGCCGGACTTTGAGACGCTGCTTGCCGAACGCAAGGCAGAATTTGTGGCGCTTCATCCGAAAGATGAGCAGGAAGCAGTAATGCGTACGCTGGAGCTTGAATCTGAACCCGTCACCAAATTGCTGCAGGAGAACGCTTACCGTGAGTTGCTTCTGCGCCAGCGCATTAACGAAGCCGCGCAGGCTGTGATGGTGGCTTACGCGATGGGCGGCGATCTTGACCAGCTCGCTGCCAACTACAACGTGACACGCCTGACGGTGACGCCTGCTGATAATGATGCTGTGCCGCCCGTTGCAGCTGTGATGGAAAGCGATGAAGCGTTACGCCTGCGTGTGCCTGCAGCCTTTGAAGGGCTTTCTGTTGCGGGGCCAACTGCAGCTTATGAATTTCATGCCCGAAGCGCCGACGGTCGGGTGGCGGATGCCAGTGCAACCAGCCCGGCACCTGCAGAGGTGGTACTGACTGTCCTGAGTCGTGAAGGCGACGGAACAGCAGAAAAAGACTTGCTGGATGTGGTGGAGAAAGCCCTGAACAGTGAGAACGTCCGCCCGGTGGCTGACCGTCTGACGGTTCGCAGCGCAGAAATCATCCCGTACCGTGTGGAAGCTACCATTTTTCTTTATCCGGGACCGGAAGCAGAGCCGGTAATGGCAGCGGCAAAAGTCAGCCTGCAGAGGTACATCGCCAGTCAGACGCGGCTGGGTCGGGATATTCGCCGTAGCGCCATTTTTGCCGCCCTGCATGTTGAGGGTGTGCAGCGTGTGGAACTGGCTTCTCCGCTGGCGGATGTGGTCCTGAACAAAACACAGGCGGCATCATGTACGCAGTGGAGCGTAACCAACGGAGGAACGGATGAATAGTCTGCTGCCACCGGGTTCAACGCCACTGGAGCGCCGACTGGCACAAACCTGCAGCGGGATTTCTGATTTGCAGGTGCCGCTACGTGACTTGTGGAATCCGGCGACCTGTCCGGTCAGTTTCCTGCCTTATCTCGCCTGGGCGTTCTCTGTGGATCGCTGGGACGAGGGCTGGACAGAAAGCGTCAAGCGCCAGGTGGTGAAGGATGCTTTTTATATTCATCAGCATAAAGGAACCACCAGTGCCGTGCGGCGGGTGGTGGAGCCGTTCGGCTTCCTGATCCGCATTATTGAGTGGTGGCAGACCGGAGAAACACCGGGCACGTTTCGCCTGGATATCGGCGTGCAGGACCAGGGCATCACTGAAGATACCTATCTGGAACTTGAGCGACTGATAAGCGATGCCAAACCATGTAGCCGTCACATGATCGGCATGTCTATCAATCTGCAGACCAGCGGCCCGCATTGGGTGGGAGCCGCCAGCTATCTTGGCGAAGAAATCACGATCTATCCGTATATCAACGAAACAATTATTTCCGGCGGCACCGCGCATGAAGGCGGGGCGGTCCATGTTATTGACACAATGAGAGTGAATCCATGAGCACAAAATTTTATACCCTGCTGACGGATATTGGCGCGGCGAAACTTGCCAGCGCCGCCGCGCTCGGTGTGCCTTTAAAAATTACCCATATGGCAGTCGGCGATGGCGGCGGAATATTGCCAACGCCGGACGCAAAGCAGACAGCACTGGTAAATGAGAAACGCCGGGCTGCGCTGAATATGCTCTATATCGACCCGCAGAACAGCAGCCAGATTATTGCCGAACAGGTGATCCCTGAAAATGAGGGCGGTTGGTGGATCCGTGAAGTGGGCCTGTTTGATGAGTCCGGGGCATTGATTGCCGTGGGTAACTGCCCGGAAAGCTATAAGCCGCAACTGGCTGAAGGCAGCGGGCGTACCCAGACCGTGCGCATGGTGCTGATTACCAGCAGCACGGACAATATCACCCTGAAAATCGACCCTGCCGTCGTGCTGGCAACCCGCAAGTATGTGGATGACAAGGTACTGGAGCTGAAGGTGTACGTGGATGACCTGATGGCAAAACATCTTATCGCACAGGACCCACATTCACAGTACGCGCCAAAAGCCAGCCCGACATTTAGCGGAACCCCCAAAGCGCCAACGCCAGCGGCGGGGAATAATACCACGCAGGTTGCGACCACTGCGTTTGTACAGGCGGCACTGACGGCCCTTATTAATGGTGCGCCAGCCACGCTGGACACGTTGAAAGAAATAGCCGCAGCCATTAACAATGATCCGAATTTCAGTACCACCATTAACAATGCGCTGGCACTGAAAGCACCGTTGTCGAGTCCGGCACTCACCGGAACGCCAACAGCCCCCACGGCGGCGCAGTCGGTCAACAATACACAGATTGCCACTACGGCTTTTGTGAAATCGGCGATTGCAGGAATGGTGGGTTCTGCACCTGCTGCACTGGATACACTGAACGAACTGGCGGCGGCACTGGGAAATGATCCGAACTTTGCCACGACAATGCTTAATGCGCTGGCAGGTAAACAACCGCTGGACAATACGCTTACCAATTTGAGTGGAAAGGATGTGGCTGGTCTTCTCGCATACCTTGGTTTGGGAGAAGGCTCAGCATTACCTGTTGGGGTGCCTGTTCCGTGGCCTTCAGCCACTCCGCCAACAGGCTGGCTGAAATGCAATGGTGCGGCTTTTTCTGCTGAAGAATACCCGGAACTGGCAAAGGCTTACCCGACAAATAAATTGCCTGATTTACGCGGTGAATTTATTCGTGGATGGGATGATGGGCGCGGGGTGGATGCGGGGCGAGCCTTGTTAAGTCTTCAGGATGACTCTTTTGAAGCTCACAGACATGAGTCCTTTTTTTACGCGGGTATTTCACGCAATGAAACACCATTAAAAAATCTTCCAAGTTCAGACGAGATGCTGACTTTAAGTTCCACAACTAATGCCTTGTCCCCGGACAGTATTGATGCCACCAATTCGTTAATTGGTAATGATGATTACAACTGTCTGATTGAAGGAAATAAAAATAACAAACGAACGGCAACGGGGTTGAGTACCAGTATTGTCGGTGCAGCAGAGACACGCCCACGTAATATTTCATTTAATTACATTGTGAGGGCTGCATGATGTATAACGCTATCTTAAATAATAAATTTATTGCCACAAAGGCAGGAGAGATTACCGTTTATAACTATGACAGTGAGACACGGGAGTATATTTCTGCATCAATTGAATATCTTGCTGTGGGTGTCGGTATCCCCGCATATTCCTGTTTAGATGCTCCTGGCACACATAAGGCTGGTTATGCAATCTGCCGTTCTGCAGATTTTAACTCATGGGAATATGTGCCAGACCATCGCGGTGAAATCGTCTTTAGCACCGAAACAGGAGAATCAAAAGAAATCACAGCTCCGGGTGATTACCCTGATAATACAACCACTATCGCCCCGTTAACACCATACGATAAATGGGATGGTGAGAAATGGGTGACGGATACCGAGGCACAGCATAGCGCCGCAGTAGATGCAGCAGAAGCACAACGCCAGTCGCTGATTGATACTGCAATGGCTTCCATCAGTCTGATTCAACTGAAATTACAGGCCGGACGGAATCTGACGCAGGCAGAAACCAGCCGACTTAACACGGTGCTGGATTACATTGACGCGGTGACGGCAACAGATACCAGCACCGCGCCTGATATTATTTGGCCTGTATTCCCTGAGACTGATTAACCTCAATTAGTATTGGTTCGCCTTTCTCATTAATTGTTAGCTCCATGCCCTGAGGAATTTCTGTCATAGTAAAAAACCAATTGTCCTCCGGTAATTCAATAGCCCCGGTCACGTCATGAAGACCGGGGATTACTTCAGTCAAAGTAACTGGATTAAACAGGCGCACAATAAACCCTCCAGGAAAAAGCATTTGATGATGGTCTGCCGTCGTACATCTGGCAGCGGGCATAAAAGCCGGTATTTGTTACCTGATCATCCACGATCATTGAAACGTGAACATTATTAGGTGTGCTCTCGTAATCCGTTCTTATTCTTTCCGCGATACTGATAAAACGTGAAAGTTTAGGCAGTGCAATTGGGTAAACAACTTTAGCCAGTCCATTATCATTAGATCCACCGGTTCCAAATACTTCTATTGCACCATCTGACCAGCGTATCCATGCACCATTGGCATTAGCTCCTCGCTGAATGACATATCTGGCTTCTCCCAAACCAACGTTTATGAAAATGCAGAGATAATGGCTAACTGGCATCATCCACGGTTTTTATTCAGGGGATTGATCATGCTTATTGGCTATGTACGCGTGTCAACAAATGACCAGAACACCGATTTGCAACGTAATGCACTGAACTGCGCGGGATGTGAGCGGATTTTTGAGGATAAAATCAGTGGCACTAAGTCCGACAGACCGGGGCTTAAAAAACTGTTCAGGACACTATCGGCAGGAGACACTCTGGTTGTCTGGAAGCTGGACAGGTTGGGGCGCAGTATGCGGCATCTTGTTACGCTGATAGAAGAGTTGCGTCAGCGTGGCGTGAATTTCCGAAGCCTGACTGACAGTATTGATACCAGCACCCCAATGGGCCGTTTCTTTTTTCATGTCATGGGGGCCCTGGCTGAAATGGAACGCGAACTGATAGTTGAACGTACCATGGCAGGGCTGGCTGCAGCTCGTGCCAAAGGCAGAGTAGGTGGACGCCGTCCTAAGTTGACCACCGAACAGTGGGCACAGATTGGGCGTTTACTCGAGGCCGGAGAATCAAGACAGCGTATTGCACTGATTTTTGATGTAGGCGTTTCTACCATTTATAGAAAATTTCCGGCAAATAAGAGCAATGAATCCCCCTGAATCAGCATTATTTTGATTATCCCTGCAAGTAGACAAATACCGTCATTTTGTGTGAATAACGACACAACTGCGCTTAGCTGTTTGTCAGGCACAATCACTTCAACATAGGGCGAAGCCTAATCCAATCAGGAGGTTCGCCACTATGGCTCAGGATTACCACCACGGGGTGCGCGTTGTTGAAGTCAACGAAGGCACCCGATCTATTACCACGGTGAGCACCGCCATCGTGGGTATGGTCTGCACGGGCGATGATGCCGATGCAAAAATGTTTCCTCTTAATAAACCCGTGCTGATCACTGATGTGCTGACTGCCAGCGGTAAAGCGGGTGAGTCAGGTACTCTGGCCCGTTCGCTGGATGCCATCGCTGACCAGGCAAAACCCGTGACCATTGTTGTGCGTGTGCCGCAGGGTGAAACGGAAGACGAAACCACGACCAATATCATCGGCGCAGTGACTGCTGAAGGTAAAAAAACAGGTATGAAAGCCCTGTTATCTGCCCAGTCACAGCTCGGCGTTAAACCGCGCATTCTCGGCGTGCCAGGCCACGACACCAAGGCGGTAGCTACTGAGTTGCTGAGCGTGGCGCAAAGCCTGCGTGGATTTGCTTACCTGTCAGCGTATGGCTGCAAGACAGTGCAGGAGGCGATCACTTACCGCGAAAACTTCAGCCAGCGCGAAGGGATGCTGATCTGGCCTGACTTTACTGGCTGGGACACGGTGCTGAATGCCGAAGCAACGGCATATGCCACCGCCCGTGCGCTTGGTCTGCGCGCCAAAATTGACGAGCAGACCGGATGGCACAAAAGCCTGTCCAACGTGGGCGTGAACGGTGTCACCGGAATTTCTGCAGATGTGTTCTGGGATCTGCAGGACCCGGCAACCGATGCAGGTCTGCTGAACCAGAACGACGTCACCACGCTTGTGCGTAAAGACGGTTTCCGCTTCTGGGGTTCCCGCTGCCTGAGTGATGACCCGCTCTTTGCCTTCGAAAACTACACCCGCACGGCGCAGGTGCTGATGGACACGATGGCAGAAGCACACATGTGGGCGGTGGATAAACCGCTTAACCCGTCGCTGGCCCGCGACATTATCGAAGGTATCCGCGCCAAAATGCGCAGCCTGGTCAGTCAGGGCTATCTCATTGGTGGTGATTGCTGGCTGGATGAGTCGGTGAACGACAAAGACACGCTGAAAGCCGGAAAACTCACCATCGACTACGACTACACGCCAGTGCCGCCACTTGAAAACCTGATGCTGCGTCAGCGCATCACCGATCAGTACCTGGTGAATTTCGCCAGCCAGGTCAGCGCGTAAGGGGACAACATGGCTTTACCACGCAAATTAAAACACCTGAACCTGTTTAACGACGGGAACAACTGGCAGGGGATCGTTGAGTCGCTGACGCTGCCGAAATTTACCCGCAAATATGAGAAGTATCGCGGCGGCGGAATGCCGGGTGCGGTGGATGTGGATCTGGGGCTTGATGACAGTGCGCTGGACACAGAATTTTCCATTGGTGGTACTGAATTGCTGCTGTTTAAACAGATGGGTAAAGCCACGGTGGATGGCATCCAGCTGCGCTTTACCGGCTCTATTCAGCGTGACGATACCGGGGAAGTGCAGGCCGTGGAGCTTGTCGTGCGTGGACGTCACAAAGAAGTGGATTCCGGCGAGTGGAAGACGGGCGAAAGCAACACCACCAAAGTGACCAGTACCAACAGCTACGCGAAGCTGACCATCAATGGTGAGGTGCTCTATGAAGTGGACCTTATCAACATGGTGGAAATTGTGGACGGTGTGGACCTGATGGAAGCGCACCGCAACGCCCTCGGCCTCTGATATATCTGAACGGCGCGGGATACCGCGCCAGAACCCAATTGACAGGACAGCAAAATGAGCGATAAGCAGACTGAAAAGACCATTCAACTGGATACCCCCATCAAGCGCGGTAAAACAGAAATCACCGAAATTGTGCTGCGTAAACCGCAGTCCGGTGCGCTGCGCGGTACACGCCTGCAGGCCATTATGGATATGGATGTGAACGCGATGATGACCGTGATCCCCCGCATCTCCAGTCCGGCACTGACTGCACAGGAAATTGCAGAGATGGACCCGGCAGATCTCACTGCCATGTCGGTTGAGGTTGTCACTTTTTTGTTGAAGAAGTCGGTGCTTGCCGGTTTACCGACAGCCTGACGGTTGACGATCTGGTGGCAGATATCGCCACCATTTTTCACTGGCCGCCATCCGTTACTGACGTTATGCCGCTGACCGAAGTGCTGGAATGGCGGTATAAAGCGATTCAGAGAAGCGGGGCCAACGATGAGTGATAACAACCTGCGTCTGCGGGTCATTCTTAATGCGGTTGACAAGCTCACCCGCCCATTTCGATCTGCGCAGGCCAGTTCAAGAGAACTGGCTGCTGCTGTCAAAAAATCCCGCGATGCAATAAAGCAGCTTGATCAGGCCGGGAGCAGTCTGGACAGCTTCCGAAAGCTGCAGGCAGAAAATCAGAAATTAGGCGACAGGCTGAACTATGCCCGCCAGCGTGCAAATTTGCTCAGTCAGGAACTGGGAGCGATGGGGCCGCCTTCGCAACGTCAGGTTGTTGCTCTGGGCCGTCAACGGCTGGCTGTGTGTGTCACGAAGGAGAACTGATAGCGGCAATATGAAAATTGCAGCATAAGTTATCCATGCTCTGAGGTGGGTG